AAGCCTCTATGGACCCTACTTATAGTTTCAGCCATCACAGGTAAAGCCTGTAGATCAGCTTTGATATCATTGAATTCTGTAGGCTGAGTACCGCGACAAGCAATTACCAAATCATGTTTGTTCATAAAGCGGTATGCTTGAGCTCCGTCTTTGTCGTAGAATTCTACTGTGTTAAATGAGTAATTTTTCGCTTGACTTTTAGCATCTCTTTCGTTACTATAAGCAATCTGTGCCAAATTCGCGAATAATAAGGATCTTTCTTTGAAATTAAGTTTGGATATTTCCATTTTAGCCCTCCGTTCTATATCTATATTTATTTTAGATACAATAAATACATTGTATAGGAAAGTGCAATGAAAAAACACACTCGTAGTATCTTAGAAGAACTAAGCAACCTTGGCTTGAACAGGGACAATGATCGATTAATTGAAACAACTGCTAATAATATTATTAACAGTAGCATTAACCTTATCAATACTATCAATCAAACCTATGATGCTGGGACTGCAGGCGAGTTAGAAAGACGCTTTCTTAACAGTATTAAAAGCGGAGACCCACGTAAGTTTAAGCGTGGCATAGAAAAGATTATAGAAGCCAAACAGAGACAAAACGATGATTCTTAAAGAAGGCGGCAACGTATTCAAAACTGAAAAAGGGCCTATCACACAAAGGATAGCAACTGCTGATGTGAAGCCAACAGTGGATTGGCTAAATTCTACATTTGGTTTTAAGTTTGTTGACGAAGACATGCTTGGCACCACTGGAAAGAAAAACAAGCCAGATGGATCATTTGAAGAAAACAGTTCAGGCGATATTGATTTAAATGTTGACGTTAGAGAATTGCCCAAAGAAGAAATTATTGCTAAACTATCTAAATGGTGTCAACAACAGGGCATACCTGATTTAGAAATTATGAACAAAGGAAGAACCTTTACACAAGGGTGGGTAGCAAACGCAGGACTACAAGTACACTTCCGTACCCCAATCAAAGGTGATGTTAACAACGGTTTTGTTCAAACAGACTTTATGCTTACAGATAATCCTGCTCTACAGCGTGGAGCCAAGCGTGGCGGTACTGAACACTACACAGGCGCAGACAGAGCTGTGCTGCTATCAAGTCTTGCAAGAGGTAGGGGACTTAAATTTAGTCCAACTAAAGGAATAGTAGATCCTAACAAAGGTGATACTGTTGTTGCAGATGAATGGGATGAAATTGCAGAAATACTACTAGGACCAGGAGCAAGAGAAGCTGATACTCACACAGTTGAAAGCATGATTGCATATGTTAGAAATGATCCTGACTTTGAAGAACTAATTGCTCCATGGTTAGAAAACATGGAAAAGGTTGGCAAAGGCCTTCCTGAAAGTGCAGAACTTACTCGTATCAAAGAGCTGGCCGGACTAAGCCTAAACAGTGTGAGAATGCTATGAGATTTTACGAATTTAAAAACATAAACAAACCAATCATCAACGAAGGTGCCAGAATAGATCACGCAGAAGATGTTGTGTTCTGGGAAGGATCTAAAGGCGCAGCTCGTACAATTGAAAGTCTTAAAAATCTTGAGCAAGGAGGACACAAAGATGTCACTATCAAATGGGATGGATCTCCCGCAATCATTTTTGGACGCAATGCAGATGGAGAGTTTACACTTACAGACAAATCAGGATTTGCAGCAGTTGGCTACGATGGAAAACCTAAAACAGCAAAAGACATTGAGAAAATGTTCCTTGGAAGAAAAGAACGCAAAGGCATAGAACCCGACGACAGATACAAAAGTTTTGCCGCAAACATGCGAAGTATCTATGACGAATATGAAAAAGCAGTGCCTAAAGATTTTGTAGGCTACTTCAAAGGCGACCTGTTATATTATAATCGTCCTCCGGTAGAAAACAATCAATTTGTTTTTAAACCACAGATGGTAACCTATCGTGTAGGAGTCAACAGTGCTCTAGGTAAAAAGATAGCAAAAAGCACAACAGGAGTTGTTGTTCATTTACTCATGGATGAAAATGGACAGGACGGTCCCCTACCAGCAAACTACTTAGATATATTTGAAGGTGAAAGTGTTCTAGTATTTCCGAGTATTACAGTTGAAAAACCTGCACAAGTTAACGACACAGCAATAAAGGATCTACAAAGGATCGTTGCCAAAGATGCAGCGGCCATGGATAAGTTTTTAAATACGCAAACACTTACAGATTTAAAAATGAAAAATGTTCCAGACATACTATACAATTATATGAATCAAAAAGTTGACACAGGACTTTCTAATATTAACTCAGATGATTTTATTAGATGGCTTGCAGGTTCAAGTGTAAGCAAAGCCAAACAAACAAAACTAGTAGATTACATCAGTAAAAATCGTGCAGGACTAGATGCTATATGGGAAGTAGTAAACGGTATAATGAAAGTCAAGAACGATATTATAGAACAGTTTGATAGCCACGATTCAGAAATTTCTGCAAGCATTGGTGATCAACCAGGAGGAGAAGGGTATGTACTAGCTCACCCACAAGGCTCCATAAAACTTGTAAATAGAGCTGGCTTTACAGCGGCAAACAGAGCCGTACAACGATAAGGAAGGGAAACTATGAAACTTAAAGATATATTAAAAGAAGGCGACTTCGACGATCTAGGGTTAAAAGGATATGGATCTGAACTTGATGTAGATGATGACAAGTATGATCCAGAAAAAGATAAATTTTCTATTACAAAGCAACTAGGTAAGATGTTAGACAGTAGAGGCAATCCTAATCCTCTAAACAGTGTCGAAACTAGAGATGGAGCAGAGGTTCAATTAACAATGGACCAAGCAGCAAACCTTATGAGCCTGTTAAAGCGTCCACCTGTTAATGGCACAGACACTGAAGAAAAAAAACAGTTCCAACGAGACATTTCAAAGAAGGATGGGATTATGCCGTTCCTAGATGCTAACGATGGAAAAACAATGCAACAACTTTATATACAAAAGTATATGAGTGATATAACTAAAATGGCACTAAGTAACAGAGGCCGTCCTTAATGCAATTTCTACAAGAACTAGAAGAAGCAAGAATGACTCGCAACGATCAGAACATGAAAGTTCTGACCTATGCAGATTGCTGTGAGCGTCTTTACCTTACACTATTAGTTCTTGATTTATTGAAAAATTTTCCTAATGCATCAGCAACTGTTAGGGACTACGCAAGGAAGAGTCTTGATTTAACCTATGAGCGTTTTAAGATAAGTGGCACAGACCTATACAATTTCATTTATTTTGTTACAGGAGATGATAGAGCCCTTGGCAAACTAAAAGATCCTGGCGCAGCAAAACGTTCAAGAGCAATGACTTCCCTTCCTATAAGCAGTGTCAAGACTTTCCTGCGTCAACTTAACAGCGGAACAGGTGCACCTAGCACCCAGCTTTTCATTAAATTAGAAAATGTATTGAACATAATTAACACTGACTATAAAGGCATACGAAGAAGCATAGGCAATTGGGACACATTAAATACCAACGCAAAGAAGGCTACAACTACAAAACTATTATATGCTGTAAGAGCGAAACTAAGAAGCAGTGATATTATAGATGATTTAGAAAAGTTTGCAAGCCAAAGAGATCTAGAAAGTGAAAGAGTACCGGACAATGAACCAGTATTCAGCAAACCAGACATCAGTGCAGCCAGCAGAGACTATGTGTTTTATAGATATCTTGTAGGCACTGAAAACTTAATGTTGGTTAAAGGGTTTCTGCAACTAGCCGCAGAAGGTAAACCAATACCTAGCCAAATGGTCAAGGCGTATTTGCCCGCAATTAAAGCACTAGATGACATTGTTAGAGCTGGCCCTAGCTACATATCTATGTTAAGATCTATTCAAAATCGAGCAAAAAAGACCTTAAAGTAGCTTATTTTCCTATCTTGACTAAATAATATTATACAAACACTACTGAGCGTAGTGTATGTCATTAAGATAAAGGAGAAATATAATGGCAACTTATGACTTTACCCCACAAGCTTCAACAGGGGCAAACGCAGTAGGTACACTTGAGAGTGTAGCTCAACTTAAAATGTTCGTAATCGGAATCGATCAAGATTCAGACGGAACAGATGATAATCCATTAGATCTTAGAACTGTAGATGCACTACACGGATCTTTATATGATTTGATTCTTCGTGAAATACAGCCACTAATGGCTTTTGCACCAGACGGTGCAACAGGTGTTATCCATGTTGTAATGGACGGACATGCTGTAGATGCTGCTTCTATCAAAGCTCGCTTAGTACAACTAAGTTCAAGCATTGGTACAGACACAACTGTAACAGCTGCATCAAGCTTCACAGTAGCTTAATAACCTAATTTTTAGGATATAAAAGCGCCACTTTAGGGTGGCGCTTTTTTTATGACCATTAAATACTGTCATGAGAGTTACCCTTACAACTGTTGTTGATATCACTGAAACAAACGCTCGCAAGCAAGATGATAAACTTGCTCGCAATCAGCAAGCAAACTTTTTGACTATGTTACAAACAGTTGGACTTAGGGTAAATGCTATACCATTAAAATGTGAAACAAATGTAGGTGATGTATCAGAATTTGGATTTGGCAGTGCAATCACAGGCAAGCAGAGATATTGGGACTTTACGTTTGAACATGACTACGAAGGTGCTGTAACAGAACAGACTCTTACAGATGATTTTGATCTAGTACCAATTATAACAGGATTAACTGAAACAGCAACAATTAATAATCATGCATTTAGAACAAAAGATGCAACAGAAAAAAATATAGTATTTAAACTATCTGATAATTAGATATACCATAGATAATAAATAATATTATAAATTAGGCAAACATTACATCTACAAGGCAAAGTAACAAGGCCCCTTCCAAGAGTAAACGGAACGGAGAGATAATAAGATGGCAAGAGCCAGAACAACAGAACTAGAAAGAGAAAATCTTGAAGCCCATGTTGATCTATGTCAACAGCGTTATGAGAATCTTGAGTCACGCTTAACAGCAGTTGAGAAGAAACTGGAGCAAGTACACCAAGATATCCAAAATGGCAACAAGAGCATGATTAAAGTGATCATAGGTGCAACGGGTACTATTGTTGCAGGCCTACTCTCCACCATAGTCGTTCTACTAATCAACTTTAGCTAACAGCATAAATAACAGTATGTTGCTACGAGAACTTACATATACCACGACCGAACAAAAGGCAGTTGACGCTTCAGGAGATTTAGAAGAAAGACAGGTCTGGGCCAGAAGCGGTAACAAGGTGGTTAGAAAGTATCGTTGCACAAGCGGTGCTAGAAAAGGCCGTGTAGTTAAAGAACCTGCACAGTGTTTCAGAGCTAAAGATATTAAAAAGCGTATGAAAATGAAACAACTTAAAGCCAGATTAGGGGTTAGAATGGCTAGAAAAGCCAAACGTACAAAAAGAGTTAATCCTGCAAGTCGCAGAGTACAAGCAATGAACAGGAGTTCGAGATGATTGTTTCTGAGATACTAGAAGGTGCAATTAGAGTTTGGAGTCGCTCAGGAGGTAAACAAACACGAAAGTTTAGATGTTTACATGGAGCAAGAAAAGGACAAGTTAGAAGCAGTCCTGCGGCCTGTAATGCTCCTATTAATATTAAAAAAAGTGTAGGATTAAAAGCAACCAAAGCCAAACGCACTGGTTCTATCAAAGTTAAAAGTAAGATTTCACGTAGAACAAATCCTGCGAGTGTAAGGCTTACTAGGTTAAATAAACCAAGGAAATCACCGTTTGGAAGGAAAAAGTTCAAATGAAAATATACGAAGTTATAAATATTGCAGAACAGCAAGAAATGGATGTTATAGCCGCAGATGACCAACAGGTTACTGTCAAAGATCAAAAGACAGGTATTGAAACTAAAATACCAAGAGATCCTAAAAAACCTGGAGTCATACAAAAAGACCCAAAAGATCCTAGCGGAAAGAAATTTATTATTGATCCCGAAGCAGAAGGCGAAGTTGATAATGAAATCAAGCCTGGTGCAAAGGTAATGATGAAAATGCCAATGGTATGAAAATAAACGAACTACTACAGGATTTTACAATCTACACAACCAACGAAGAGACAGCATTACTGTCTAAAATCAGTGCGACACCGCACCCTGTAACAGCATATTCAGAAAGAGAACAAGTCATATTAGACAATCTAGTTAAGAAAAGTTTAGTAAGTAAGATACACAACGAAGGACTCTTTTTGGTTATGCGAAATGATTGAACCTTATATATTAAAACAACTAGAAGAAATAGTTAATAAAGTTGATCTTTCTGTTATTCCGTACGAGAAAGGCAACAGCCTACGGATAAAACATATGGTTATCCGTAAAAGCAAACACGGATTTCTAGTTTATGACTGCAAAGAACACAGGCAATTAGCCAGTTTATATAGTAAAACTGGTGCAGTAGCCTATGCTCATTCGCAAATCCATAAGACAGGTAGAGAAAGAGAAATCATAGATTTGGATAATACCATTGCAAAACACCATGTTGACAGCTTGTTTTTTAAGCATACACTAGAAAATTCAAGCAGTGACGTAACAAGAGAAGTAGCTGAGCATAGATTAGACATATCACTAGCAAAAACCAAAGCAGTCAAGTCCAAACTTATGCACTATATATTAATATAAATGGCTAAATAAATATAACAAATACATTGGGAAGAAACTGATGAACATTAGAGAAATAAAAAAACCTATGACAGCAAAATCGCTAAATGAAAATTTAGCAAAGAGATTTGGATCGAAAATTGATCTGGATGCATTTACACTTGTGCAATTACAAGATGCAAGAAATAAGATGCGTACAAAACTATCACAAGTAGAAACTACAGAAAGTTTTGACAGTGTGCATACTAGCGAGTCATATCAAAAAAACAAACTCTTCCTTGATGTATTGAATGCCGCAGTAACAGAACGTGAAAACATTGCAGAAAAAGAATCTATGCCAGATAAAAATAAAGATGGTATTCCTGATTATGCACAAGACGGCAAGGGCAAAAAGGATCTAGGTAAAGGTAAAACTCCTAAGAAATCCGAAAAGAAAAAGGATTTAAGTAAAGTTCCACCACAGTTGAGAAAGCATATGAAAAAAGACGAAGGTAAAGAAATTATTAACAACTATTTTCAAACACTAGTTGAAGGTGAAGAAGACAAAGCAGAAATTGTTATGGCAGCCAAAGACATGGTTGATAGAATCACAGGCTGGATGGAAGACACAGCAGAAATGCAAGCAGAATCAATGCTAGAACTAGGCGATGCTATTCGCGATGAAATGGGCGAAGCACAATCAGAATCATTTATACAGGCTGTTAAGCCATCACTTGAAAGTTTATACACAGCACTAGAAAGCACACGTGGCTCACTTACAGGTGGCGTAGCCATGCTGACAGGCGAAGGCGCTCCTGCAGAACCAATGGGTGGTGAAGAAGAAGCACCAGCAGAAGAACCTGAAGCAGAAATGGAACCAACCGTTGATGCAGAAGAAGGTGGTGACGATTTTGAAGCATCAGAACCAGCCGCAGGTGGCGAAGAAGAAGCAGGCCGTGAAAAACGTGAAAGCGTAAAACGAAAATTAGATATGTTAGAAACTAGCCGCAGACTAGGAACTATCCTTTCAAAAAAAAAGTGAAAATAAGTGAAGTAGACGCTGGTAGCTCATCAAAACTTGTACAAGTTTTAAGAACTGTTATCAATGCTGCAGATCAAAAAGGACAAAGTGTATTCCTTCACTTTAAAAAACCAACAGCAGAAGAAAAAAAGCAAGGCATTAAAAACCTTGATCTAAACAAAATTATGGCTAATGTAGGCGGTGAACAATTTGATTACGGCACATTTAAAGCCGCCTACGACACTGATCCTAGAATCAAAACAATGACAAACAATTTTAGTGAGCAGGGCATAGAACCAAAAACAGCAAAAACTATTGATGCTGGTGGTCCGCAACAGGACGCAGAAGGCGATAAAGTAAGCCAAATGGCAAAGTCAGCAACTGACCTTGGCGATAAACTTTAAAATAATCATTGACAAACAACAACTTAGACACTATAATATAAAAAATAGGAGCATATCTTATGGCTGAAAGAACCAACGAAGAAATAATTGAACACATAAAACATTTAATAGAAACTAATGTAAAACCCGCAGTTGCTAATCACGGAGGCAATATTGAATTTGTAAGTTATGATGATGGTAAATTGCTTTTACAACTAGGCGGAGCATGCAGTGGTTGTGCAGGATCTACTATGACTCTTAAAATGGGTGTAGAAAATATGATCAAACATTATGTTCCTGAAGTTACTAGTATAGATGCAATGGATGACCCAATGTCAACTGTAGACCCTTACTACTCAGACCCTTTCTTTTTTGATGATTGGGATACAACAGATTTACAAGAGGGTCATGATGAGCCTAATAACTAAACGCTACGATTACCAACCCATTGAAAGAAAACAAGTAGAGGGTAGGAGATTGTATGCTACCCCCGATGGAAATGCAGTAGCTTCTGTCACTACTATCCTTGATGCTACCAAAGATAAGACTCATCTTATCGCTTGGAAGAAGAGGGTAGGTGAACAAAAAGCACAAGAAATTGTAACCGAAGCATCAGGTGTTGGCTCCCGTATGCACAAATACCTTGAGGATTACATTGACACAGGTGTTTGGCCTGAGCCAGGGTCGAACCCATATGCTCAACAAGCACACAGCATGGCAGAACAAATCAAGACCCAAGCACTTACTGATGTAGATGAAATATGGGGTAGTGAAGTAAACTTGTATATGCCTAATATGTATGCAGGAACTACTGACCTTGTTGGACAATACAAAGGTCAACCTTCTATCATGGACTTCAAGCAAACTAACAAACCTAAGAAAGTAGAATGGGTAGTTGATTACTTCCTACAACTTGTAGCATATGCAGAAGCACACAATGAAATCTATGGCACCAATATCCGCGAAGGACATGTGTTTATGTGTAGTAGAGCAGGCGAATATCAACAGTTTGATATTTGGCCAAACGAGTACGACGAATGGCGGCACGAATGGTATGAACGAGTTTATCAATATTATGATAAACAAGCATAAATACTACTAATAATGTAGGAGAAATCAGTGGCAGTTGTTCAGATATCCAGAATTCAAGTTCGTAGAGGACAAAAAAATGCAGGTAGTGGATTGCCACAACTTGCAAGCGGAGAACTTGGGTGGGCTATAGATACCAGAGAATTATATATTGGTAATGGTTCTGTAGCGGAAGGATCACCAGCAGTTGGCAACACTAAAATTCTTACTCAATATGATGATATCTTTAGTCTAGCTGACACTTATGTTTATAGAGCAGATGATGCTTACATCCAGACAGGTTCAGCAAGTTCAAGTCCAGTACAGAGATCTCTGCAAGACAGACTAGATGATATTGTGAGTGTTAGAGCATTTGGGCTAACTGGAGAATCTTCACAAAACGCAACAGCAGGATTACAAAGAGCCATTGATCAACTTTTTTTAAACAGCGCAACTAAGGCAAGCGAAAGCAGTAGAACTGTACTGTACATTGAAGCAGGAATATATACTCTCACAGACACAATTTACATACCTCCTCATGCTACTATAATTGGTGAAGGCGCAGAAAGCACTGTAATAAACCAAACTGCAAATCAAGCAATCTTCAAAACTGTAAACAGCACAAGCACACCAGGTTCACCTATAATTGATGTATCAAGCTCTACATTTAACAATCAACCACAGAATATTAGAGTAGAAAATGTTACATTAAAAACAACACAAAATAATTTAGGTTTGTGGTTACAAAGTTGTAGAGACAGTTATTTTTCAAATATTGATATTGTTGGACCTTGGGAGCAAGCAGACGCAATTAATACTAGCATCATAGGAATCAAAATTGATTGTTTGTCAGGAAGCGTAGAGTCAAAAAATAATTTATTTAAAAATATTAAAGTTTCAAATTGGAGTTACGGATGCGTTTCTAATTTTGATATCGATAACAACACATTTGATAAATGCACGTTTGATACTTTAGGTTACGGCATAGCGTTTGGTAATGATATGATACTAGGATCTCCCGGCGATGGTATTAGCGTAGGGCCATCGAAAAATATTGTTTCAAATTCTACTTTTAATGAAATTAATAGACAAGCGATCTGGATAGAAAATGGTGAATATAATATTTCCAAAACCAATAAATTTATAAGTTGCGGTAACGAGTCAGGCACTGAAGGACAACCTCAACATAGTGTAATTAAATTCAACAAGCCTGGAAATGAAAGTAATGGAGATTACTTCTCAAGAACTGCTAGTCTATCATATGATCAGAGTTATATTAATGGTGTTCCGTATCTTCCAGAAGTTGAAGGTAACGGCCTACATGTTCAAGCATTTAATCAAACAGTAAGCATATCAGCAGGATCAGGCACAAAACTTTTTAGATTACCAGGCAATGAAAACCAAACTATTGAACTTGAGTATCTTATCGTTAGTGACACTGTAGAAATGGTGAGAAATGGTACACTCACAATTATACAAGAGAACAGTGGAACTCCAGTAGTACATATTTCGGACGAATACAATTACAATGGTAGCCTATCACCTAGTTACGAATCTGCAATTATATTTGCCGCAACACTTTCTGACGAAAATGCGGACTTGACAAATGAAACAATCAATGTTAATGTAACAAGTACAATAACAGCACAGATGCAATTTAAGATTAAATCGAAAAAAAGTAACGTAATTTAATATGTTTCACATTGTGAAGTACGAAGATCGTTTAGCCTGTTGGGTTGAATTTAGGAAAAAACTAGAATCCAGCCAAAATCCTATACAGGATGCAGTTGATTACTATAGCCAGGCGCCTCAAGTCAGTATTAACACTGACCCTTGGGACAGGGAAACTTGGCCAACTCCGTGGGAATTGATACACGAAAACCAGTACTGTCAGTTTTGTAAACTGCTAGGAATATGTTATACACTAGAGTTAAGTGAACAGTTTACATGGGATAAAATTGAAATATATATTGGTACAGATAGAAACAAATCTAGAACTTTGTACCTTTTGCGACTAGACGATTTGGTTATAGATGCAGAAAATAACAGTGTTACAAACACAAAGGAAATTATGCACCAGGTGAATATCGAAAAGATATATACCATGCAGAACATAAAATAAATATCAGATACGAGAAAAGAGGTAAAACATGTCAAACGGAATTAACATCCACATAGTCAAACGCACAGGTCAAAGAGAAGAACTTAACATAGATAAAATACACAAGGTTGTAGAATTTGCTTGTGAAGGACTAGCAGGTGTTAGTGCAAGTCAAATTGAAATGAATGCTAATATACAATTCTATGATGGCATGACTACTCAAGAAATTCAAGAAATTCTTATTAAAAGTGCAAACGATCTTATAAGTTTAGACATTCCAAACTATCAATATGCCGCTGCACGTTTATTATTATACGGAACATACAAACAAGTGTTTGGCGATTATAAAACACTACCTCTTAAAGAAATGATAAAATTAAACATCAAACGCGGAGTGTATGACGAAAGCATCCTTGATTCTTACAGTGATGAAGAACTTACTCGTTTGGATGCGTACATACATCACAAGCGTGATGAAAACTTTACCTACGCAGGTCTGCGTCAGGTAGTTGACAAATATCTTTGTCAGGATAGAAGCTCGGGTGAGATTTTTGAAACACCGCAGTATATGTATATGATGATAGCGGCAACTCTATTTGCAAATTATCCCAAAGAAGATAGATTATACTATGTAAGGAGATACTATGACTCGACCTCACTTTTTAAGATCAATATCCCAACGCCCGTCATGGCCGGAGTGCGTACTCCAGTTAGGCAGTTTGCCTCTTGTGTTCTTGTTGACAGCGACGACACACTCGATTCGATCTTTGCGTCAGACATGTCCATCGGTAGATACACAGCTCAAAGAGCTGGTATCGGCATTAACGCAGGACGCATCAGAGGCGTCAACGCAAAAATCAGAGGCGGAGAAGTAGCACACACAGGTATCATTCCGTTCCTTAAGAAGTTTGAAGCAACTGTACGTTGTTGTACACAGAATGGTGTGCGTGGAGGTAGTGCAACCACACACTTCCCATTATGGCACCAAGAGATTGAAGACATCCTCGTGTTGAAGAACAACAAAGGCACAGAAGACAATCGTGTGCGTAAACTAGACTATTCAATCCAATTAAACAAGACTATGTATGAAAGACTACTTGCTGGTGAAGAAATTACTCTTTTCTCGCCACATGATGTTCCAGGATTATATGAAGCATACTTTGGTGATCCCAGTAAGTTCCAAGAACTTTATGAGTCATATGAGCGCAAAACAAGCATCAAGAAAAAGAAAATTGACGCAATGGAATTGTTTTCAGCACTTATTAAAGAACGTGCTGAAACAGGACGTATCTATATAATGAATGTTGACCATGCCAATACGCATAGTTCTTTTAAAGATCCTATTTACATGAGTAATTTGTGCCAAGAAATTACATTACCTACAAAACCATTACAGCATATCGATGACGAGAATGGAGAAATCGCTCTGTGTATTCTCAGTGCAATTAATGTTGGTGTAATCAAAGAATTAGACGATCTTGAAGATCTCTGTGATCTAGCAGTAAGAGCACTAGAAGAAATAATTGACTATCAACGCTATCCTATTAAGGCGGCAGAGATTAGCACAAAGGCAAGACGCTCGCTTGGTATTGGCTACATTGGACTAGCACATTATCTAGCAAAAAATAAGGTTTACTATGATGATGCAGGAGCCTGGAAACTTGTACACGATTTAAGTGAAGCATTCCAATATTATCTATTAAAAGCATCTAACAACCTTGCTAAAGAGCGTGGTGCTTGTGAGTATTTCAATCGCACTAAATACAGCGAGGGCATACTTCCTATTGATACATACAAAAAAGATATTGATAGCATCGTGGAGAATAAATTAAATTATGATTGGAATGCTTTACGCAAGGATATTAGGGAGTACGGTTTACGGCACAGCACATTGTCCGCACAGATGCCATCAGAGAGCAGTTCCGTTGTGTCGAACGCAACAAACGGAATTGAACCACCTAGAGGATACTTGTCCGTTAAGAAAAGCAAAAAAGGGCCTCTTAAGCAGATTGTACCACAATATCAAAGTCTTAAGTCGCACTACACCTTGTTGTGGGACATGCCTAGCAACGAAGGTTATATCAAGATTGTAGCAATGATGCAAAAATTCTTTGATCAAGCGATCAGCGGCAACTGGAGTTACAATCCAACACAGTATGAAAACAATGAAGTGCCTATGAGTGTTATGATGCAGGATATGCTTAACACTTACAAATATGGATGGAAAACATCGTATTATCAAAACACATATGATTATAAAACTGATGATGATGTTACAGATGAAAAAATACAAGAACCACAAGCAACAGAAGTTCAGCAAGAAGTTTTGGATGAAGAAGCCTGTGATGCTTGTGCAATTTAATATTGACATAAGTAGTAACTTGTGTTAAATTAAGAAAGAGATTATAGAGGAATCAAAAAATGGCTAAGACAGTATTTAATAGAGATAAAGTGGACTTCACAAAACAAAATATGTTCTTCGGAGCAGATCAAAACACTCAAAGGTATGACGTATTTAAGTTCCCTGTGTTTGATAAATTAAATCAAACAATGCTTGGTTATTTTTGGCGTCCAGAAGAAGTAAGTCTACAGAAAGATCGTGCTGACTTTGCTAACTTCCGTCCAGAACAAAAGCATATCTTTACTGCTAACTTAAAATATCAAACACTGCTAGACAGTGTACAAGGACGTGGACCATGTCTTGCGTTTTTACCACACGTATCATTGCCTGAACTCGAAGGTTGTATTGTTACTTGGGATTTCTTTGAAACTATTCATTCACGTTCATATACACATATTATGAAAAATGTATATGCAGACCCTGGCGAAGTATTTGATACTATTCTAGATGACGAAAAGATTATTGAACGTGCTGTTAGTGTAACAAAAAATTATGATTCTTTTACAGAAGCAAGCGATTTATATTTCCATAAAGGCAAAGGTAGTTTAGCAGATGTTAAGAAAAAATTATTCTTAGCAATGATGAATGTAAACATTCTCGAAGGATTACGTTTCTACGTGTCATTTGCTTGTACATTTGGTTTTGGTGAATTAAAACTTATGGAAGGTTCAGCAAAGATTATTTCACTAATTGCTAGAGACGAAGCACAACATCTTGCACTTAGCACACACATTCTTAAAAATTGGATGCAGGGTAAAGACGATCCAGAGATGGCTAAGATTGCAAAGAGCTGTGAAAAAGAAGTTTACGAAATGTGGCGAACCTGTGTCGCTGAAGAAAAGGCTTGGGCCGAATACTTGTTTAAAGACGGATCAATGATTGGTTTAAACGCTACCCTGTTAAATCAATATGTTGAATATATTGCTAACAGACGTTTGAAAGCATTAGGATACAATGCTATTTTTGATGCTCCTGTTAATACAAATCCTCTGCCTTGGACACAACATTGGTTGTCAAGTTCAGGACTACAAGTAGCACCACAAGAAACAGAAGTAGAGTCGTACATCATCGGCGGCATCAAACAAGACGTTGATAAAAACAAACTTAAAGGATTTAGTTTATGATAGAAATATGGGGCAAACCTATGTGTCCGAGTTGCTTAAAAGCAAAGCAGTTTTGTGAAACAAGAGGATACAAATACACTTATAAAGAACTGGACAAAGATTTTACCAGAGAACAGGTTTTTGAAACCTTTCCTGGTGCAAGAACTTTTCCGCAGATAAAAGTTTTTAGTAAAAATGTAGGAGGTTATGAACAGTTCATTTCCTATGTTGAAGATACAAACTATACAGGATCGGGGCATACATTATAATGTTAGTTGAAGTACCCTATAAAATAGGTGACACTGTAAGTGTTAAATTAAATTCAGGAGAAGAAGTAGTAGCTCGACTGGAAGAAGAAAGTGATACAAATATAACACTACACAAGCCTATGGTCCTTGTTGCAGGACAAAAAGGTCTCGGCCTGGCTCCTTTTATGTTTAGTGTAACACCTGATTCAAAATTTAACATTAGTAAAACAAGTTTTGTTTGTATCCTTAAAACTGAAAAGGGACTAGCAAGTCAATATACAGAACAAACCACCGGGATAAAAATATAATGACGGTTCCTATCCACAGAGAAACTGATCCTAGGATTTGTGGAGCAACTACAGTTGTTGAAGGGCAAGACAATGTTTTTGCAAATAATCTATTAGTAGCTATAGATGGAGATCCTAACACGCACGGCGGAGGTAACCTAATCGCTGCCAATAATAAAGTTTATGTAAACAACAAACTTGTTGTTAACAACACACCAGAATCAGCCGAGCCGGACAGTCTTTGTCCTATTGCTCCACACTGTGAACCTGTCACAGCAGGAGGATCGCCCAACGTTTTTGTTGGCGATTAATGGTTGACAATACTATAAAACCATACTATAATATAAAACAATAAAGGAGAATGTTATGACATTACACGATCAAATCGTACAAGCCTTTAATAATTACATCGCTGAATCAGAGGCATTTGATTCAAAAGGTGTAAAGGCTGCAGCAACAAGAGCCCGCAAAGCTCTAGGCGATCTAGGTAAACTTACCAAAGAACGCAGAAAAGAAGTTCAAGAGAAAAAGAACGCAATGTAATATAGTGGCCCCTTTGGGGGCCTCTATAACTAAATAATAAAGTACGCAGTTTATTAAGGAGTACTTATTATGATGTGGGTAGACTACACTATCAATCAAGCAGGTCCACACTTCAAAATCTTAGGAGACTGGGAAGGTGAAGTTATGGGAGTTTCAAGAGACGGAACACCTAAAGACCATTTTCTATACAAACCCGGAGATGTTTTTGTCGTAGACCAAAATGGCTGGCTATGCAAATCAGATCATCTGTCAGCTCTT